AACCCCTATTGGATTGATTTAAAGGTAACGTATGAGTATTACCAAGCTGCCGGTCGCTTGCCGGAGTTTTATAAGAAGCATGTCTGCACAAAATGCCAGTATGAGATCCCGTGCTTCACTACTTGTGATGAGGTGCGATGCAAGTGTCAAGAGTTTAAGCCTAAGACTGTGCGGAAGGCTAACAAGTATTTACATATCAATGATTTCATGAACGATGTGGCTGCATTTGAGGCTGCTAGAAATATTTAAGGAGAATTGCACAAATGGATGAGAAAGATATTTTTGGTTATGATGCAAGTGAGAATGTGTCTATATCAAAAATTGCTGAGTGGTACAGTGGCTTGAGTGCTAGAAAGTTAAACAATTTTTTGGGAAAATGTGGCGTAATATATCGGGACAAGGAAACTAAATCATGGATTGTTACTGATAAGTATAAGGATGTTGGATATGCCGTCTCGGAAATTACTGTATTTAAGGACGTAGTGGAAGGTCATACATATCTTCTCTGGACAGGCAAAGGACGTGAATTTATTTATCAGTTAATAAAGGATGAATATGGACTTCTTCCAAATAGCAAGAATAGTAATAATACAGGCTCTGATGTGAAAATCGCTAGTAACGATACTGCAATTGTTGAGGATTCTGACGGGTGTATTTCAATCTTAGATTTTGTACATATTTTGAGCAAAAATGGGATTCTTGTTGGTGGTCGCATTCCACATAAAAATAATGTATTTGAGACTCTAAGAGAGAAAGGATTCCTTAATAAGACAAGGGGGTTATATTGGAATACTCCGTATCGAGACTTTGACTGTTTTGGATATTTTAAGGTTGTTAAAAAGAGAACTCCAAAAGGTAAGTTTAGGTATGTTACACGACTTACACCAAAGGGACAGGCGTTCTTTTTGAGATATTTTAAGAAGCTGATGGACGAGAAAGATTCCGTCTATGGCAAGTGGGGACGAGAAGAATAAGAGTCTGTGTGGCTCTTGTTTGAAATATATTTTACATATTAAAAGGGAGATTGTTTAATGACGAATGAAAATCTGCAGGTGTTTAGCACCGATGTGATTCCCGTGTACATAACGGACACTGGTGTGAAGGTTGTGCTTGGCCGTGAGCTTCATGAGAAGCTGGGACTCAAGGCAAGGTATAATGATTGGATTAACAACATGATCGCCTATGGCTTCGCAAATAATGTCGATTATACGTCGATTACTAAAAATTTAGTAAACGGTGGAAGAAAGGTTGACCATGTGTTATCGCTAGACATGGCAAAACACATCGCCATGATTCAGCGCACGCCACAAGGTATGGCTGTCCGGCAGAAGCTTATTGATCTTGAGAAGAAAGTTTCTGAAGGTGATGTTGTCGTAGAGGCTCTTTGCAACCCAGAGGCAGTTGCGAAAATGCTTATGAAGTATTCCGAAGAGCAGAAAAAGAACGCTGAATTAACCGCGCAGAACAAAGAACTTGAAAAGAAAAATGAATACATGGCCCCTCGTGCTGATTATTGCGACAATGTTCTTCAATCGACTAGCGTTCTTTATACATCTACTGATATTGCAAAAGAATATGGTTGGAGTGCGGCAAAGCTTAATAAAATTCTTCATGAACTTCACGTTATCATGAAGGTTGGAAAGAATTGGCACTTATATTCCGTGGAAGATGGTAAAGGATATGTGGAATACAAGGAAACTGAATATTATGACCGCTTTACTGGAAAAACAGAGAGGTCTTCTTATTTATATTGGACGGAATTTGGTAAGGCGTATATTTACGACCGTTTGAAAAAGATTGGTTTTACTCCCCGTTCCGAAGCAAGCCGTAAGGTTAAGGAGGGCTAAGAGATGCGTGTACAGATTGGTAAATATATTATTAAAAACTGCGACGAGCGGAATCTCGTTATTGTTGAGCAGCGGCCAGCTGGCAAGAATCCAAAGACTGGTGAGATGGGCACCGGCGTAAAGGAGGTTACGGTCGGCTATTACCCGAACCTTGAATGGGCTTTACATAAGATTAAGGATTTGAATATTTCCGAAAGTGATGCTGATACTGTGGATGTTTTGCTGGCAGAGCTTGAACAGATTGATGAGACGATCCGCCGGGTAGCTGAGGAGGTTAAGTGATGCGTACTTATAAGGATGTTGACGCAGAGATTAAGCAGCTTGTGCGTGATATGAATAGTTCCAGTCTGACACGCAGCGAGTACGAAACCGCTGACGATATGCTGGATGAGCTCTATCAGGAGCGTGAACGACTTTGGCTCAAGGCTATGGAAGATGGCGAGAGCTACTATCTGTAAAAGCCTAATTTTATATTTTTCTTTATAGCTATGCAATACAGGATACGTTTTAGAAGAATACGGAGGTGACTGCCGAATGGCAAAACAGCAAACTTGCCAGAAGTTTGTTTTTAAGATCCATACGAAGCGTCTGGTTGAAGCAAAATGGGATTTAACCCTACCATTAGATGAAGCCAGACGAAACCACGAGATCATCTCGCTGGCTGATAGCACTGTTCTACGATGGATTGATGAGTTGAACGGTACTACAGATGCAGAGGCTAAGGCACGGAGTATTAAGCGTAGAATTAAGATGCTACGGAATGAACCCTCTTGCTTAGAGAACCGCCGGGAGATTCGGAGATTATACACTGATCTGGACGCAGTTCAGTTCAAACCGGATTATATGTGTCTAGTGGTTGATAAGAAGAATGATTACCGCCGGGCATGTTCTCCAAAGGGATTTAAAATCAATGGAATCACGTATCGCCGTCTGGTTGGGACTACCGGTGGTGTTAAGAATAGCACGATTGTATTTGTGAGCGACCGTCTTGTTGACAAGATCCGCAAGCGAATTGACAATGGCCGTAACAGGGGTATGGAATTTGTGCCTGCAAAGTTAGAGGCTTATAGAGCCCTTGCTTGCTCTGCTTCTATTCCGGTCACTGACCCTGATGGCGTACTTGTTGTTGATGATTGCTATACGCACTTTAAGGATCATGTTGTTGTTCTGGACGATGGAGTATCTGGAGAACCTACGATAGTCGAAGACAAAGAACATGATTGTGAGTTGTGTGCAAATGACGGCTTTGGGCTTATTAGCTACGACCTTGCACAACAGTGGAGTGAGGATCTGAAACTTCCATCCACTGCGTCTGGCTTCTGTGTGCGAAATGCGTTCTGCAAAGGTATGTTATTCCCCTTCCCTTTTCGTGAGTTCGCTAAAAAGGTAGCGAAACAGAATATGCTAAAAGACGCATGGGGAGATTATCGTGATATAAATAGGATTCAAGTAGTTCTTAGTACCTCTATGTTGAAGCTGTGGGATAGTTACCATAGTTGTGAGGACTATCTTGAAAACTGTAGAGAGAACCACTATCACTTCTCTGTAACCAAGACTTGTGAGTTGGAGCTTGATGAGGAGCGCAATCTGAATTATCAGTTTATCCAAAGCTATCAGCTTACGAATGATGAGATTCGTGAGCTTGTAAAGCCGACTTTGGACGAAATCAAGGGCGTCATGGGCGGTGATTGGCGTGATGCGTTGCTGTATTTGCGTGGTAGTGGAATGCGTGATGACCCGAATTACATAAACAGTCTGAAAAACGACTATATTAAGGCTCTTATGATTGAGCCAGAAATGATTAACGACCCTTATGTGCAGAATCGGATTCGATACTTTATTAAAAAGCGAATCTCTCAGGCAAAAACGGGTGTTGTAAAGGTACGAGGGAATTTTCAAGTTGCGAGTGGCGATCCATATGCGCTTTGCCAGTCTATGTTTCGGATGGAGGTAACCGGACTATTGAAGGCTGGTGAGGTTTACAGTCGTTTTTGGAATGATAGAGACGTCAAGAGGGTTGCTTGTTTTAGAGCTCCTATGAGTCAGATGGCAAATATTCGGTGCATGAATTTGAATGTATCTGATGATTGCCAATACTGGTATCGCTATATGAAGTCCGTGTTTATCACCAATGCGTGGGATAATATGTGTGCAGCACTTAACGGTGAAGATTTCGATGCCGACCTTACATTTTCTACCGACAATAGAGTTCTCATTGATAAATGGGTAAATGAGCCGGTCGTTCTTTGTGTCCAGCGCAAATGCGAGAAAAAAGTTCCGACCGAAAAGGATTTTATTGAATCTAATATCAGCGGATTTGGAGATAATATTGGACGTACAACAAACCGAATTACAACGATGTTTGATGTGCGAAGTAAATTTGAGCAAGGTAGTAAAGAGTACGATGAACTTACGTATCGCATTATCTGCGGACAGCTTTATCAACAAAACGCGATCGACAAAATAAAAGGCGTAGCTACGACAGATATGCCGCAATACTGGTATGACAATAAAGCTTGCGCCGTTAAAGACGATGATAATCCTGATACTATCGAGGATAAGAAGTTCTGGAGTAGTATTTGCGCATGGCGTAAGCCATACTTTATGAGCTACATCTACCCTGCTCAGATGCGTGATTACAAGCAGTATGTGGCCGCAGCTCGCAAGCGTATCAAGTGGGATGGATTTGCCGGTCTAGATGAGATTATGCAAAAGACCGTCAAGGACGATGTGGATGAAATGGTTATCCAGTATTACCTCTATCGGATGCCGGTCGGAATCAACTCTTGTACCATGAACCGCCTATGCTGGACTGTTGAGGATGAGCTGGAAGATTTTGAAGAAGAACTCAAGATAAAGCGCAAGTTTGATTACGACTTGCTCAAGTCTGGTGTTGAGTATACCAACTCTCAGTATTATGGCATCCGCTCTATCTTTAAGGACTACTTGAGGTTTGCTCGTGGTAACGCAATCCATTCTGGCAACGGAAACAATAATAAAGAAACCGGCGCAGATCGCAAGGAGCGCATTGCGCTGTATCAGGAAAGTATGTTCCGCAATCTTCATGACAAGTGTTCTAATGACGATGTGCTTTGCGACATTCTGCTTGATCTTTGTAAAAAGAATGCATCCAGTATTGCAATCGTCTGGGAGTTGTTTCATGATACTTTGATTAAACGCTTATTGGAACGCCATAATGGTATGGTGCATTCTCTTGTGCAGGATGAGAATGGCGATATTGAATATGACGGCAAGCGTTTCAAGGATGTGTTGGTTGACATGAATAGCAAGGAGGATGCGGATGATTGTATTGAATGAAGTTCTTTACGCTGAAGAGTGGCTAGAGAAGGATGTGCCTTGGAAGAAAGCGGGGCATGTTTTGCATTATGTAGCGAAGTATTATTTCTATAAGGGATACTCAAAGGATGACGTAAGAGAAAAGCTTAACGAGTATATGCTGCGTCATTTTGAAGGGTACAACAAGGTTCTAGATAGAGAGCTGATTGATAAAGCAATTGCTTCTGCAAAGGGTCGTCCTATGGTGGAACTTGATGGTGTGTGCATTACGAAGGCTGAGGTAGAGAAGATTCAAGCACTTGAAGGCAAGCAGATGCAACGCCTGATGTTTACGATGCTGTGTCTGGCAAAATACCATATTGCTGTTAATGAAAAATGCAACTACTGGATCACGGAAGATACGGCTGATATTTTCAGGATGGCAAACGTATCTGTAAACGAGAAAAAACAGAACGAGATGATCTGTGAGTTACATAATCTTGGCTTTATTGGGTTTGCTAGCTTGAAAAAGATTGACAACTTGAATATCCATGTTTTGATTGCAGAGCCTGACTCTCCTCATGAGATTTTCGTGGACGATTTTGAGAATGCTGGTATTTTATGGAGCCAGTATTGTGGGAAAGAATATATCAGGTGTGATTGTTGCGGAAAGATGGTTGCTCGCACCGGACGCAGACAAAAATACTGTCGTAAGTGCGCCAAAAACGTAAATATTGAGAAAACCGCACAAAATAGAAAAATGTTTGATTTATGAAATGCGGAAAAGCGTGATATTTTAACGTAGATACGTTATAATTTTACACATACAGAGTAAAACACAGTGCGGAAAGTCATGGTAGGGAGAGAGCGAGGACGCTTGTTTTCTTCCTACCTATTTTATTTTGAAAGGGTGTTTTACCTAATGATTGAAATCACTAAGTCCGAAGCGAAGGCTGTACGAAAGGTCTTCCCTCATGCTTGCATTGCAAAGACCCGTCACAAGCGGTATCTGGAAGAGTCTGCTCGATATCTTGAGTTGCTTCCTTTTAATATTGCCGCTGTCGAGATGCTTAAGCAGATGCAGCGTAACGCACGTTACTAATCTTTGAAAGAACGAGGTATAGACTATTGGACTTTGAAATTCAACTGCCAGAAGAGATCACCAACCTGATGAATGGTGGCGGTCTCCCCTCTCCTGAGATGATGAACTTCTATGTTGATGAGAAGGATCGCATATTCTTTATCGACTTTGAGATTGACCAATCTTTGATTGAAATTGAGCGAAAGATTCTGCAGTACAACCGTATTGATAAGGATACTCCTGTTGAGCAGCGTAAGCCTATTAAGCTGTTTATTTATAGCTACGGTGGCGAGCTGGATGCTATGTTCAGCTTTATTGATGTTGTTGCGCTGAGTAAGACTCCTGTTTGGACTATCAATGCAGGTATTGCAATGAGTGCTGCTCTTGTGATGCTTCTGTCCGGTCAGAAACGTTTTGCTCTGCCTCACTCTACCGCGCTGATTCACAGTGGATCTGGCGGTGCGCAGGGTACTTTTGAACAGTCTAAGATGGCTATGGACTACTATGAGAAGCAGGTTGTGAAGATGCGTGAGTATATTATGGCTCACTATACTATTGACAAGAAGACTATGACCAAGAATAAGGCTAAGGATTGGTATCTGGATGCTAATGAACAGGTCAACTTTGGTATCGTAGATAAGATTTGCGATGATGTGGATGAGTTCAATTAAGGGAGAGTAAATATATGGCTTCTGACAAGACTGAAATGCGTATCAAGAAGGATGTCCCTCAGAGTTTGGATGTCTATTCTAGTTTTTATGGCATGACGCTCGACGATGAACAGAAGGCGTTCAGAGATAGTATTTGGAATCCAGATATTGATGTAGTCATGTGCAACGCTCGTGCTGGCAGTGGAAAAACTACTATTGCCGTCGGCGTAGCGAATTTGTTAGTGAAATATGGTTTTTATAAGCAGATTATTTACATTGTATCTCCAACGCAAGAGGAGAAACAAGGCTATCTACCTGGTACACAGGCTGAAAAGAGTGCGCCTTACATGGAGCCTCTGCGTGAAGCACTCCTGAAGATTGGTGAAAATCCTAATCTACTGATTGTTCAGGAAGACGATGAAGCATCTAAGTATGGCGGATATGTAAAATGCATGACGCACACTTATACCCGTGGTGTAAACTTTGAGGATGCTGTTGTGATCTGCGACGAATCGCAGAACTATTTCGGGGACGAGTTGAAAAAGGTCCTTACCAGAATTTGTTCAAATTGTAAGACCATTGTTATCGGACATACTGGTCAGTGTGATCTGTATAAGTTTCCAGAAAAAAGCGGTTTTGCAAAATATTTGGAACATTTTCGTGGACACGATAGAACTGCTATTTGTGAGCTTACCAATAACTATCGTGGTTGGGTAAGTCAGTGGGCTGATATGTTGGAATTTTGAAATAAAATATAAGGGAGAATAAAATTATGGTTGCTAAGAAGAGTGTTGTTTTTAAGAACGCTATTATTGATACTGCCGAGGGCACTATCACCGAGATTACCAAGGACGGTGAGAATGTCTTCAATTTAAAGGAGGCTTTGGCAAAGTGGGATGGCATTGAGGGTGTCACCATCAATATTTCCACTTCTGATGAGCTGCTGGGCGACCCAGCTTGATGCCAATGGGTTGCTATAATAAACGGCCAGAAGAAACGAGCGATGACTTCTTTGTAAGAATCGGGAATGCCGTTCTGGCTAGAGAGTTAACTTGGGATGGCGCATCCAAGGTGCTCAATGATGAGTTGGGTAAGAATTTTGGTGAGTGCGCATATCGCAAGCGTTTTAAGGCATTCCGTGCGGGTATGCAGTATCAGGAGTCCTTATCCAATAGAGATGTGGGAACCTGTATTCTGTCTATTTCCGACCTACATATTCCATTCCAGAAGCCCATCGAGACTTTTAGTGAGTATGCTGGAAAGATTGATATCCTTCAGATAAACGGGGATCTAGTAGACTGCAGCTCCATTTCTCGCTTCCTAAAAGTATATCGTAAAAGTCCAATGGAGGAAATCCTGATTGCTCGTCAGTATATGATTGACCTGATTGAAATGCTTCAGCCCAAGAAGGTTGTTATCAATTATGGCAATCATGACTTGCGTTTTCAGAATTACCTTGCTAAGAATCTAGACACCGACCTACTTGAACTGATGCCGAAGACATCTTTGGAGCTTATTTTTGTTGATGGTTTTAACCATTACAACAAGGAGCTTCATACCAAGGTTCATTACGACCCTTTGATTGAGGTGTTCAATGGTACTGGTATCGAGATTGTTTACAACGATACTTATTTCAGTCAGATTGGTGATACCGTCTTTGTGCATCCGCTGACTTACTCATCTGGGTTACTGAAGACTGCTGAGAAGGCATTCAGATACTTCCGTGATAACGGATTTAAGGATGTCAATGCAGTGGTTCTCGCTCATACTCACAAGTGCGGTCATTATGACATTGGTGATGGCGCTGTCGTTTACGAGCAGGGTTGTTGCTGTGAGTCTTCTAAAATGCAGTATGCCGAAGGCAAGTTAACTACTTCCCAGCGAGAGGGTTTTATTATTGTCTATCAGGACAAGGATGGAAAGTTGATTGAGAGTAAAACGCATATTGTGCGTTTGAATTAAAAGCGGTGACACCCTACCAATAAGTGGGTAATTAAAAAAGAAGTACGACCGCAAGGTCTGCTTTGGGACATCATTTGTTGTCTCCTTTTCTATGGGCTGGGGTGATTGCTCCAGCTTATTGTGCCAGTGTAGTTCAGTTGGTAGAACGCGGGTTTTGTAATCCCGATGCCTTTATGGATTTCGCATGTTCAAGTCATGTCACTGGCTCCATGCCACTTTAATTCAGTAGATAGAATAATGTGTTCGTACCACATATGTCGTAGGTTTGATTCCTACAGGTGGCTCCAAGCTGTGCGGTCAATAGTTGCTACCGCCTAGACCAACTTAATCTATGGATGATTGGATGCAAAGTAGTTCTGCGGAATGAAATGATAAGCTATTCGTGTTTCGCTACGTTAATGCGAAGGTTTAAAAACAAGCGTTTTATCAACACGAGAACAATTCAACTTAGCTCGGATAGCTTGATGGATGCTTGTTTTATTATGGGTCAGTATATCCAGTGGCGAAGATAGCGGACTGTAACTCCGTGACATTAGAAACATCGTTGGTTCGACTCCAACCTGACTCACCAAAGATTGTACGGCTATTCCCTACACCTTTATATAAAGGTAGCTGTACAGGAAAGTAGGGGTATTGTGC